TTAGGCGGAGGTGGTACTCTTGCAAATAGAGCTACAACTATGGCGGACCTTAATGAAACTTCTCTTGAAGATGCATTAATTAATATCTCTACATTTACTGATGATAGAGGTCTTAATATTGCGTTAAGAGGAATGAAGTTAATTGTTCCACCTCAGTTGCAGTTTGTTGCTGACAGATTGTTACAAACTCCTGGAAGAGTTGGTACTTCTGACAACGACATTAACTCTATTAAAAATCAGGGTATGATTCCTGATGGCTATGTTGTAAATCATTATCTAACAGATACAGATGCTTTCTTCTTGAAAACAGACTGTCCTGATGGATTTAAGTATTTTGAAAGATCTCCAATGCAAACTGCATTAGAAGGTGATTTCGATACTGGAAACATGAGATACAAAGCTAGAGAAAGATATTCATTCGGATATTCTAACTTCAGAGCCGTTTTCGGTTCTCAAGGAGCTTAATGAACGATTGATTGTAGCGTTTATAACTCAACTACAATTAAGAAAGGGAGCCTCGGCTCCCTTTTTCTTGCGACATTTATATTTCAAGTGTAAACTAAAATTGGTTTAAAATTAATTAGCTTGATGAGGGCCGTTTACGGTTTCCATTAATACAAATATAAGGA